ATTGACGGCTTGTAGCGGCGTCTGCATCTGAAAATCCGGGCATCCATTCGTAGGTGTAGCGGATGAATGCCTTTGTCAGTTTGCTATTTTTGCCGGGCAACTCGCTGACTGGTTTCAGCACCTCGAAAGAAGGTGTGGAATTTATCTTGCTGGGAATAGATTTCAGAATGTTGTTTTCAATGAAGTCATCGATAATATCCTGAACCATGTCTTGAGTCACCTTAAGCGTCCGTGCGATGACTGGCGGCGTAATGTTCTTGTCCTTCGTAATTAGGTCAAGGACGTTCGCTTGCAGTTGATTCAAATCTTCAGAAAAGTATTCGCGCTTATCGACAACTTGAAACTTGTCAGAACCACACAAACTGAATTCATGAAGCAGACGCTCGTCTTCGTTCATGCTGAACTTTTGCACTTCGTCGTCGGTCATCGGGTCGTCATCTATTCCAAGAAAAGTCTCGACATCGTTGTCAGTAAATCCGAATCCATTCTTCAACATCATGGATGCTTGCGCTTTGGTCAGTTTTCCGTTTCCAAAATTCCGAACGATGCGCATCACGTTCTGATATTGACGACCTGACAAGTTCCGGATGTTTTCGTTCGCTTGAACTGGTTGTTCAGGTAGTGCAAGATTTCCATCGGCAGTCACGTCTGTTTTTTGCAATGGCTCGCGACCCATGATTTCGCGAATCTCGTCTTGTGTCAGGTTTTGACTCATGATTGATTCGGAAAATTCAAACTTCAACGGTTCAACTGGCTGGATGGTAAATTCACCAATTTCGCCCTTCAAGTTTCTAAGTTGGGTGAACATGGTGTTGAATTCGCCTTGACGTTCTTGAACGTAGGTATTGTTGAAAATCTCGTAAGCATCCCTGATTTCAGTTCGGCTTCCGAGTTGACCTTCCGTCTTGATTCCCATCAACGATGGTGAAACGATTTGATGACAAGCGAAAATCTCTTGTTGAATCAGGTTATTAATATTCGTGAAGTCTTCCTTCGTCAGCATCGTCGTACCCAAGTTGACGATTTCCGCGCTATTCTCACGCGATGGGTTGAACATGATGACCACACGCTTGCCGTCCGAACCAGTGAACTTCTTCAGCAAAGACCTTTCAACCTCGCCTTGCTTTTCTTCGTGCGGCGTTCCGTTGTTCAGGTTGATGAGTGTCGAACCGACAAACCCTTGCTTCGCATTGCCCAAGATGTGACGACTTACCTCGATGTCACTCTCAATCATGTTCAATCCCTGAAAGTAAGACGGCAGCGGATAGACTTCGCTCAAATTATTGTACTCTTTAACGTACAGAATCTGACTTCCGAATTTATCGTTCGTATTAAACGCTGGGTATTCGCGCGGCTTTTCTTTGTAGTCTGACCAATCGTTTTTGACGTAGTATGTTTTCAGGTCTTTAGAAACGCGAACCTTCGAAAAGTCGATGTGATAAACTTCCGCGATTTGTCCGATTCTGTTCCAAATTATTTGCAGATAATAACCGCGAAAAAGTTCGTCGTCCTTGACGCACTTCTTCAGGATGTTGTTCCAAGATTCGCCACGGCTATTCGCAAGACCTCCGTTTTCAAATCCTTTTCCGTAGATATACGTACATTTTGACTTCACAATCGCGCCGTGTTTTGGCGACTCGTTGTAAAGGTCAATCAGATATTTTGGGTAGTTGTTCAGTTCACCGAATTCAACCCAACCTTTGCCCTTCTTTTCTTCAAATTTAGGTTGAATTGCTCGGTCGAATTTTAGAACGATGTGTTTGTAGTTATCCATTGTAAGCTATGAATGAATTGTCTTGACCTTCGTATTTTGTCGGCTCGAAGGTTGAAGCCGGATAAAGATACATATATCCTGATTCCAAAATCATGTTTATTGATGGCGGAACGACTTCTTCATCTGTTGTTTCTTGAATCGTGTACGTCCACATTCCTTCAGTTGAACTACCGAAAATGCTTAATGGGTTTATTGTGTGTTTCGCGTATCTGTTCGTGTTGCTTGTTCCAAGTGCGTCAACCCAAAATTCAATCACTTCGCCAGTCATCCGGTGAACGAACTTAAAATATAGCCATGTTGGAATAGAAGTCAAGTAGTCCATTGGCGTGCAATAGAATGCTTGAAGTGTCAATCCTTTATTAAATATAATCATGGTATCAAAAAACCCCCGACTTTCAATCGGTCGGGGGTCTTCGCTTTATGTAGGGTTAGAACTATTAAACCGTTCCGGGCGTTTCAAGTGTAGCAGCTACCGCAGCAGATACCACAAGGAAGTCGTTTCTTTCAACTGAACTGAATGTCAGGTTGTAACCGTTACGGTCGCCAGCGGCAGTACCTGAACCGGCTTCAGCCGTGTCAAGGAACAAACCAAACTCTTTTCCGTACATGCGATAAGTTCCGTCCATTTCTTTAGTCACAAACGTCAAGCGATTTTTCGCCAAGGTCGTGATGGTGTTACGAACCGAAGCCGAACGACTATTGATTGGGAAAGTCACCTGATGAGTAAAGAACACCGTTCCGTTCTCTTGTGAACCAGTCATGGCGTTTGAACTTGAAGCAGTAGCGCGTGGAACTTCGAACTTCCAGAAACGCTTGCCTGAAATTTTAGTCATAGCCGTAACCGTTCCGCTTGCTTCGACCACAAGCGAATTAATTCCTGACGCATCGTAGAGCGCGGAATTCTCAATCAAATAAATGGTTTCAATACCCCCTACCGATTCGCGGCAGTCAATAGTGTAACCTCCAGTAATTGCACAAGGCATAGTATGTAGATTTAGAAAAAAAAGGTGGCGTTTATTTCACCACCTTTTTTCGTTGTTATTTAATCAGTTCTTAGATAGCTGCTTTGAACTTCACGCACTCGCTTGGGAACGCTACGTTCACACCTACCTTGAAGGAAACTTTAGTACGAATTTCGTCGTTGTCTTCAGAGTACCATACTTTGTAGTTCGCTTCTTCGTCTTCCAAATCAACCGCAAGTACTGCGTTGCTCATGCTAAAAGCGTAAGCGTCACCAGTTCCGTTCAAACCATGAACCGCAATGATTTCGATTGAAGTACCTGGAAGGATAAAGCTATTCGCGTTCGCATCTTGTGGATTGTAGCTGAACAGATTCAAAGCACGGTAAGCCATAATCAGCAAGCGATACCAGTCATATCCTACAAAGATTTTCACGTCACCCTTTCCAACTACTGCGGCTGGAATTGCTTTGTAAATTCCTTCGGTAGCAGCTACAACGTTTGATTGTGTAACAGTTGAAACTACACCAGTCAAACCAGTGAAGCCAGTCACATTTGCATCAACTGCTGATGGGTCAATTTGCTTTTGCAAACCGTCGAACTTATTCAAGTTGCCAGTTGCTCCGGTAGCATCACCTTGCCAGATTGCAGTTTCCAATTGTGCAGCGATACGTGCATTCTTCTTCGCCAAGTAAGCGTCCAAGAATTCAGCATTTCCGAAGTTGTCATAAGTAGAACCAGCGCGAAGTGCCTCTTGTGTGAACTTGCTTTCAAAGTCCTTCGGGCAAATTGTTTCAACGAGCATGATTTTACCAACGGTAACCGTGCGCTGGGTGAAGGTTGTTGTTCCTGATGGAGAATATCCACAAGCGTCAGTTTGAAAAACCGCGTCGGTGTCCATCAAAGGGATTGCTGCGCTTGATTTTACACCAGTCAAGACAATACCATTGTCCATGATTAACTGCTGGGTTTTCGCGCCGATAACCGCAGAAGTCAACAACGGGCGAACCAGTTGTTTAGTGTATGGTGATAAAGCTGTTAAGTCGAGTGCCATTTGTATTGGATTTTAATTGTTTACTTTTTTGAGAATAAGATGTCGTAAGATTTTTTCACTTCAGAAAATTGTTGTGGCTTTACTGAAGCGTCTGGTTGACCAGTTGGAGCAGAAGCGATGGTTTGCGTCAGATTCAAAAGTCCGTCAATCACTTGCATGGCTTTTGTCAAACGTCCTTCGTATTCAGCAAAACGCTGCTCGTAAGCAGAGAACTTCGCCTCATATCCGCTGAACTTTTCAGTAGTCATGTTTTCGAAGGCTGCAAACTTTGAAGCCATTTCCATTTCAGGAACTTCGATTTCGATTTCAGTTTCTACTTTCGGCTTGATTTCCATGATTGCGCCGTTGTCGCCTAAAACGATAACCGTGCCATCTTCGAGAGTGTGTTCGCCAGCCGGAGCTGGAACGCCGTCAATGGTAACGATACCGCCGACCGCAAGTTCAGTTACCTGAACCATTGTGCCGTCTTGAAGTTTAGCGTCCATCATTGCGACTGGTTGAACTGGTTTGTTGATTTCGTTGAATACCTCGCGGATTCTTTCGAGTACTTCGATTGCTTTCATAATGTAGTGTATTATTATTGGGTGATTGTAACATTTAAGAGTTCAGCTATTTTCTTTAGGGCGTTCTCTTCGGCTGATATTGGCTGGTCATAATCAAACAAACCTTCCACCGAAAAGCCTTTGTATTTGCCTTGTTTGACTTCGTTCCATACGCTTTCATTCTCCACGTAGAACGAACCAAACCAGCTACCATCGGCAACACCTTCGAAGCCTTTCATCGGCATGATTCCGCGCTCCTTGTCAACTATCCAAGATTCAAACATAGTCACCCCTTTGACCTTTTGTTCAGGGTCGTGCATCAGGTTAACGTGATTGTGATACTTCCTTTTCGCGAACTTGATGGCTATTGCCTTAATCGTGTCAGCGGAAAACTTGACGTAGTGTTCCCCCATCTTTTCGTTGTTCCGGTAGATGAGTTCGTCAGCAAGCATAAGCGGACCGGATATGATTCGCTTTTCTTCGTTCATGATTCTAAACGACATCTTTTCCTTTTCGATTTGAGCGAGTTTCCGACTTGCCCACTCCACTCCAGCGTCACCACCCCAAGCCAACCACATCAAGCGTCCGCACCCGTCCCCAAGTTCTTTTTGAGAGTTCTGTCTGTGACGCTCAAAGGCAGCCATTCGGGCGATGGTATCGCGGCTAATAGGTTCGCCGTTCGCCAGTTGGTTTGCCCTTGCTTTACCTACCGGAGTACCACACGAACCCCATCCATTTTCTTCAGCATATCGAAGCGCGATTTTTGCGTTCTCGCTCGCTTCATTCGGGTAGTCGGTGTAAGATTCTTCAGCGAAGTGTTGCTCCCAAATTGAATAGCAGATGGCAGCGGCTTGCTCTTGCTCTTTGCCTTCACCGACGACATATTGAATGCATCGACTTATGAATTCAGGTTCATGTTCCCCTTTGCTTGGTTCGATGAATTCGTCTTTAAACGCAAGGAAGTCACGCTTTATTGCTGGTTCGTCGACCAAAGCAATGAAGTCGACCTCCGCGTCTTCGTTCATTTTTTCGCTGATTTTCAGCTCGTAGATTGGTAGTGTCATGTTGTTAAATTTATGCGATTCGTGCTGCCCTTTGTAGGCGTTGGATTCTTTCTTGATTTCCGGATACGTCTGATTCGACCACATAGGCGCGAGCCGCTACGTTCCCGATTTGATTGACTTGTCCTTGATTGAGTAAGGTCGTTTGCGCTTGTGGCGTAAGTGGAGCAGTTGGTGCTTCAGGTATTGAACCCCCACCACCAGCCGAACCACCACCACCAGCCGAACCGCCGCCTAATTGAGACAAACCTTTTGCCGTTGCAGCGATTGATGTCGCGATTCCAATACCAGCGTTGACCTTTGCGAACGCTATTTGCTTAGCCGCGAATGCCTTCGCCGCAAACCATGCTGGGTTCGGAATACCGGGTGGAAGTAATGGTGGCACAAGCGCAGCCGAAGCAGCAGCGGAAGCGATTGACTTTTGAGCGTCCAAGATAATCTTAGCAATAGTCACCGCGTTTTCCGCAATCAACGCAACCTTTTGAACTGCCTTGTTTTTTTCTCCAAGCGATTTGATTAAACCAATAGCCGCGCCAAATGTTTGAAGGTATGCGTTTTGAATTTCCTCTTTTCTCTTTGCTTCGATTTCTGCAACCCTGATTCGTTCTTCGGATGCTGCTTTTTCAGCGTCTATTTGTCTTTGTCGGGCTTCGGCTGCCGTTGCTTCATCTTTTGCTTTTTGTTCG